TTTAAACCATCTTTTCTAGGTCTACCTCTTGGCATTGCGTTTCTCCATTTTGTTCTGCAGTACACCAAATGCACCTTTACCTACACGAAGTCCATAAGAAGCACTTACAGAAATTAATATTATATGAGTAAACCAATCTGGTGTTGACTTTTCTAAAAATTCAAAACCTTCTCGAACAGAATCTTGTGTGAAAGGTAAAAATGAACATATCAATATTCCACCGATAACAAGAGTCCAGAATTCGTCTTTCCATGATTCACCCATTTGGTCAGTTAAACTTTGTTGTAAGTCTATCTCACCTGCCGCCTGTTTCTTGGCAATCTCTGCACGACTTTTTGCAATAGCTACTTTCGTTTCTGTTTCGGCTTTTATCTTTTGATTGCGACCTTCAAGCCAAGTTGAAACTACAGAACCTATTGGGCCTAGTAATGCACCTATCATTTAATCAGTCCTTTTCTATACCCATTGACCTTATCATAGGTCAAAACTTCTTGTCTATTATTTTCTTGAACAAGGGAAACGTGTACCCACCCACTATTTGTTTCTCCTGTATAGCACTCCAATATACATTGGTCAAAGTCAAGTGATGTAACAATAAGGTCTGCAAGGTCATAGGTTGATGTACCAAATGCCTCAATATCAACAGCACTACCTACACAATGTTGGCTTTTAGCTGATGAACCTATCGCTTCACTAAGTGCAGGACATCTGTACCCACTTGTAACTACAATTGGTTTTTGCACTAAAGTTCTAAGTGGTTCAAGTAAATGTTCAGTCAAATGGCTAAGATTAACTATATGTTCTGGGGAAGGGGTATTATCTATACCTAATCTTTCTGCCATTTGACTTTTGGTTAGTTCACGAAGTGAAAAATGTTGACTAATTTGCATTATATATATCCTTTAACTTTTAATAAAAAATTAATATACTTATACCCTGCAATACTACCTATAATTAATAGAATTGTAACAATTATAATATCTCTATTACGTTTTTTTATGCGTTCCATCTCACGTAATTGTTCTTTTTTTCTTGCCCTATGCTCTGCTATCTCTGCTTGTAATCGTTCCCATTGACCTGCCGAACCATACAATAAAAAGATTTCACGCATTTCTTTTCTCATTCTGCGCAATTCTTCTTTACGGAAATGTGCTTCAATAGCATTTTGTTCTGTAGCTGAAAACTTACCAAAAACTTTACCTACTAACGTGCCTTTTTTTGAGGCGGCAACATCTATATTTGCTTCTGCATTAGCCCATTTTTGTACATGACCACCTAACTGCGATAAATCCTTGCCTACTTTAATTGCTTCTTGTATTGCATTAGTTGCAGTTTTTAAAACAGCAAATGCACTAATTGGGTCAATCATTAGAATACCTTAAATACTATAGTTAGCCCTACTGCTAATATAGATATTGTACTACTCATTGTCAAAAGTTCTAATCTTTTAATACGGCTCTCAAGGTTGTCTAAACTACGTTGTGTAGAAGAACGATAAACAGCACATTCTCTTTCGTGTGCTTCCATTTCCGCCGCAACATCATGTATTGTTCTTCTATCCATTTATCTAAGGTTTCGTTGGAAAGTTTTTATATGAACCATCACTATCTTGCTCAAGTTTGGTTCTAGTTTTTTCAACAGTATCTAAGCCATTCGTTATATCTCTTAATGCTTGTCTATAAGTTTTCATATCTGAACTCATAGTTACATCTGACATACCATAAAAGTCTGTTTCTTGTAGCATACCAAGACGAATAGACCTTATTTGTGCTAGATTTCTATCTTTTTCTCCGTCAGCCCATGCCTTTTCTTCAGCCTCACGAGCCTTGGTTTCTTCTGCTGAAAGTTCTATTCTTTCACCATTAACAATTTTATAAAGTGTTGCCATAATTTATCTCCTTACTTATGTTATTCCATAAAGTTTAAATATTCCTGCCGCAATATTGCCAGAATTCATTGAAAATTGTAGTTTAGTAGATATAGCCGCTTCAAAAACATTACAACCACTAACGATACAAGTACAGTAATCAGAACCCACAGAAGTTCCTGTTGCATGAAAAGTTGTAAATGTTGCTGAATCATCAGCACCCATCATATACATTTCAAAACTAAAAGACTCATCTGCTTCATTACCAACATTAACAGAGCCACCAAATACTAAAAAAGCACTAGAACTTCCAGCAACTTGCCCATTATCTATGTCCGACCCTGTTGAAGTAATACCCTTTGCGGCTCTATTATAAATATTTCCTGTATCTATTGTCCCATCTGCTCCTGCAACTCTTATCATAGGTTTCACATCATCTGTAACTGGTCTAGCTTGAACAACTGAAAGTTTATAAACTTTATAACCTCGTGTATTCATGCTATCAAACTCAACTGCCGCGGTACTAGTTGATATAGTGGTTGTTGCTAATAAGGTTAAAGAACCTCCTACACCACTAGGTAAGGCAGTTACACTTGTTAAAGTATTATTATTTGCTCTCAATATTGCCATTAAGCTTTTATCCCATATAGTTTTATTGTTCCACTTTCAAATGTACCTGACCTTGGTAAAAATCTAATAAAATTAACTGCTGAAGGCTCTGCTTCGCATGAAGCTCCAATCCAATGAGTTATTGACTCATCTCCATATCCAGTATTTCTATCTGCTATACTAACACCTCTATAATTCATTCTTGTTTGTCTACTAGCTAATGGGTCATAAACTTCTATTGTCATATCAATACCCTCTCCTGTACTCATACCATGATAAACACCAACCATTTCTGTAATTCTCATTTCAGATATTGTTGAACCATTTATACTATAATCAGTATATCCACCCTCATTATATCTACGATTATGTGTTCTATAGCCACTACTAGCAACTGAACTACCATTATCTGCTGAAAACCTCATACCAATACCATTTGAACCAGAAGTAACAGAATCAAACAATCCTATAACATGAAATACATAAAGCTTATAAGTAGAGGTTATAAGTGAACTATTAAAGTCTACTGCTGATGTGCCTGAAGAAATAGAAGTTGAATTTAGTAACGTCATTCCCCCACTCGGCTCATCAACAAAAGACATTTGACCTATAGCAGTTGCACCAGAACCAGAGATACTTGCTACTTTCATAATCTTATCAGCGGCAATATTCTCCGTAGGTAACTTTATTGTATAAGACTGTCCTGCAGAGTGTGCAGGTGATGCAATCTTTACTCCATGACTATTTTGTGAGCAATTAAGTTGTACTGTACCATCAGTTGTGCCATCACCTTTTATGCTCAATCCTGCGGCACTTGATGTAGATACAAAGTTTGTTTTGGCATTTGTAACTGTTGCATCTGATGGAGTGCCAATATTGAGGACATCACCAAATACACGAATCTCGTTCACAACATCTCCTGTAACGAGGTTGCCAGTAAAGGTAATTTGTGAGCCTGATACTGTGTAATTAGTTGTTGGACTTTGAACAATACCATTTACCACCACTAGCATATGATTTGCTGACTCAGGAGTAAATGCTGTTGAATCAAGAGTTAAGTTGTATGTTGCTTGTCCATTAACAGTAGATATAGTATCTAGTTTAACAAAATTTCCTACAGTTGGATTGTTTCCTAGGTAAGGCATATAATTTTCCTACTTACTTGGTTCAGTTGGCATTGTAACTTTTTCAACATCTTCACTCGTTTTTAAATCTTTTGTTATATCTCTTAATTTTTTTCTGTAACTTATCCATTCTTTTTTTTTATCTTCAGTTAATGCATTATCATTATTTACTGTCCACTCTGTTTTATCTAAAATATCATCTCTTTTATCTCTTAAAAGTTCAATTGCAAAATTAAAAAGTTCATCTTCCGTATATGCCTTAAAAGAAACTTTTGCATCAATAAGTGATTTTCCTGTAACTGAAGTTTGTTCATTACCAACATATTTTAATTGATTACCAAATAAAGAATATTCTTCTTTTGAAAATTCTCTAGTGTTTTCATCTTTGCCATGTTTTTCTTGGTCTTCAGTATTATCAGAATTAAATGCTATTAGTCCTTCTGGTGTTATTTTTACATATCCTTTCATGTTTTATTTATCCTGCTTGATATGCTTTTAAAGTTCCAACTATTGATGTTACATTCAAAACAACAGATGTTGCACTTGGAATTAAAACTGTTCCCGGTGGTCGCATACCACTCGTTGAATCATCAGAAAACAAACCAAAAAAAATACTTGACCCATTACATTGTCCATCATTTGCAGTCCCTGATGTTACCTTAAATTTTATTTCTGTTTTATCACTTGAACTTCCTGCTGTATTTCCTCCAATTAAGAATAATGGTATTCCAATAGTCAAACTTGATATTGTAAATGTACCAGAAGATGATGTTGTAGCTTTAGAACTTGCAGCCAAACTTGTTGACAAATAGGAAAAGTCTACCCTTTTTAACACCCCTGCATCACTAAGCAAAAGTTCATCTGTACTTGCAGGAGTTTCAGACAATTCCGTTTGGCTACTAATTACATCAGCATTAAATTTTGCTCCTGTTATATTTGCATCAAGAATTTTAGCAGTAGTAACATTATTATCTGCAATTTTTGCAGTTGTTACTGCCGTATCAGCTAACTGGTTTGTACCAACACTTCCTGTTGCCGCAGGAGAAACTCCTAAATAAGGCATTAGGTTATCTCCATAATTGATAAAGCAACATCAAGGGCAGAGCCTGTTGATGCCTGTGCTTTAATTACATCTGTTGTTTGTATTACTATCTTTTGACCACCAAACACTTCAAGTGTTGAAGAGCCCGGAATACTTACTGCTTTAAGTAAAAAAATATTGGCATTTGTTTCTGTATCTGAGGTATCACTTACTAACTGCACATCAGCCGTTATTGCACTTGTTGTTTTATTACAAAGTGCTAGTCCTAATACTACTGTGCTTGTACTTGAAGGAACAGTATATATTGTATCTAATGAACTATTATTAACACTTGCTTTTGTTTTTACTTTAAATGTATTTGGCATAATATCTCCTAGACTACCCTAAAGCTATTGCCATTGCAACTGGGTCGTCTGCTGTGTTAGTTATTGTTACTGTATCTGTTGCACTTACTGCTACCTGCATATTTGCTCCTGCAGTAAAAGTTAATGTATTTCCATTTGTTATTGTTTGTGATGTAGAACCATCTGTAATTGTAAAATCATTAAATGTGCCTGTTCCGTCAGCACCGTCAGCACCGTCCGCACCCGCCGCTCCTGTCGCTCCTGTAGCACCTGCAGGAATACCTAATGCTAATACACCTGTTGATGTATTATAAGATGCTGTAGCGGTTGCACCTGCACTTAATGAACTAACTGTAACACCACCTGCTAATGGTTGTGTACTTACTCCAACATTACCATCTGTATCGAATGATAATATTTTATTGGCTCTTGTTGCCTTAACAGGAATAAATGTAGTAGCTGATACTGTATCATAATCATATAGTTTTAAACTTCTACTGCTTTGTTGGTTAACATCTGCAATCATAGATGTAAATTTATCTTGCTGTGTATTCAATGCAGTAACATCAAATGTACCATTAACGGGAAAATCACTTGTTCTTTCTATAGGTGTTTCTCTAACAATAACAACAATATCACCTGATGTAAGACCTGCTCCAAATGTAACTGTACCTCCATCACCAAATTCATATGCACTATCGGTTGTACTAGATGTGCCTGTTACTTTATATGTGGTATTAGTACTTGCACTACTATTAAACGTCATGAGTGCTGTGTTTTTATATACTTTTAAATCTGTAATGTTAAAAAATTCAAACGGAATTGTAAACGCAGTTTGACTACTTGTTGCTGTGTAGCTTACTCTAGGTGTATTATTTGCACTTAATATCGTCATCTTAGTATAGCGTCATTGTACATATTTCTAAATGATTCATCAATATAAAATAAACTATTAAATGGTATCATTCTTCTTATAAGTGTAGCTTTTTCATTGTAAGTAAGATTACCAGTTCCAAACGCATAAAGCAAATCTGCAATCATACTAGGGCCTGCTCCTACAATTTCACCTAATGCACTAATAGCATCTGGGTCACCAAAGCGTCCTTCTTGTCCTAGCAATGGTCTAAGTCCAATAGGTTTGTTAAATAAACCACCACTTAATGTTTCTGCTATAAAGTTTAAATCACCAAATAAACCTAATACACCAGATAATTCTACACCTCTAATTACTTTTTCTTCAAAATCTTTTTGTCCATAAAATGATGGATTTTTTAAATAATCACCTAACATACCCATAGAAATAGCGGCAGTTATACCACTCATTACAGCACGTTCTCTACCTTGTACCATTGATGTTAATACTTTTCTATTGGCGGCAATACCCCATGAAAAAAACTGAAATGGTAATCCCATATAGGCATTACTAAACTTGCCACCCATATCTGTTTTTGTATATCCCAACATTCTAAAAAAGTTATTGTCTAATAAGTTTGCATACTCTTCATTATTTATACGAATAACTCCTGTCATCATATTAAATTTATCTGCAGGTGTTGGAGTTACAATAGTACGTTGTGTATCAGACCATATAGCATTTGATAGTTTTCTTCTGGCATTATCTGCGCCTGCTCCTGTCCATTCTTGAGCATTTGCAACATATGCTACATCATCTACTTTTTCTACAGGCATATTTGCAATAACTTCTGCTGTACGTTTATCAATACCATAACTAAGTAAACGCTCTTGTCCAAACGAATCTAATGTACCTTTATTCCATTTTATAGAGTCTTCTATAAAACGGTGCATTGCAATATTAGTCTGAAATCTTTTCATTAAATGAGTCCAAGGTGTAAGACCATTTAACATAAAGAACGGGCCTTGTGCTCGTTCTAGTGGTTGTTCAATAAAACGTCCAAATGTATCACCAAGCCTATTACCACCTTGTACACCACTTTCTGCAAGTTCTCTATATGCGGCAGTATCTAAAGACATTTCCATAATTGGTGCTAGATAATTTATATCTTTAACTGCTCTTGAATATACATCAAGATTTTGTAACCAAGGTTTGATTGCTACTTTATATGATTGTTCAAAACCATGCACCATAACTGGTCTTGCAACATCAACAAGTGCGGAAAATATAACTCTACCCATCATTGCAACACTTGCCCAATTACGTAATGTTTTAGCTGTTCTTGCTCCAAAAGATGTTGGGTCTTGTGTATTAAGAATACCTAAAACTTTATCTTTTTCATCTCTAAATCCATTAATAATAGTATTAATTTCATTTTTTGGTGTATTTTCTTTGATAAGTTTAATTTCTAAATCGTCAAGAAATTGTACCATATGTGTATCACCAAACTCTTCTGCAAGTCTTATTGCTGGAGCCATTCGTGCATGATAACTTCTTAACAAAAACTCTGTGTCTAGTTCAATAAAATCAGATACATCTGCATTAGGTATATCTAATTCTCTTTGTAGTAAGTTTTTCGCACCTACTTTAAATCTACCATCAATATCTTTTGCAAATCCTCCTATCCCTTCACCATCTTGCATAGTTGCCTCATTATCTACAATTTTTTTATAAATAGCTTCTACTTCTGCATCAATACTTTTTACAAAACCTTTATCAGCTAGATATTGCTCTAATTCTTTATCTGATAAATTATTAGGAATACTTTTAATTTTTGTGTTCATTTTATTCTGTATGTGTTTGCGCAGTATAGTTTTAAACTGGTCAGAGTTATGTCTAATTTTATCTATTAACCATACACGTGGTAAAAAATCTTCATCTGGTTTCTTGTCTTTAAAATTACTTGCTTGTTTTGCAAACTTATTTTCTTCTTTTTTAAGTCGTGTAATTTTTTCTTGTAACATTTGTTTACTCTCTGCATTAAGTTTACTTGTATCTATACTTTCTGCATTAAGTCTATTTTGTCTTTTATTTAACTGAAACTTTGTAAAACTACCCTGTGAAGCAAACATTTCTGCATTTTTTCCGTCAGTTAATTTTTTCTTAAAATACTTATCAAGTCTAGCTATTGACCTCTTATATATATTTTGCACAGTTGCATCTAATTGAAATTGTTCTATTAATTCTGGTTGTATACGCAATTTACCTAATTGTTGAAAATATTCTCTATCTGTTAATTTTGCAGGTTCATCTCCTAACTTTTGTCTAAGTATATTTTTGCGTACTGTATTGACTACTTTTTCTCCAAATAATGCACCTTTACCAATAAATTGTTGTACAGCACCTGTTGTAGGGTCAATACCTCGCAGTTGCATATAATCTTGTTTTATACCATCTAAAACTTCTAATAAATCTGCCGCATCTTCTGTTGCATTACGCATTACAACACTAGAATCACCTGCAATACCTAAATCTATAGCACGTTGTGATGTTGAAAAATCTCCACTAAGATTTAATGCTCTTGTTTGTATATATTTTATTAAACTTGGTGGTGCATTTTTAATTCTTTTTGCAGTTCTATTTACTAAATTACCTAAATTACCCCAACTGTCTACATTTGATAAAAATGCACCTGCTTTTATACTTCTATCTGCTTGATTTTCTCTAATAATATCTTGTAAAACAACTTGGTCTATTCTATTTTCATAATCTACTAATAATTCATCATTTTGGCGTTGTAATTTACTTGTTTTTGGTGCTTGTGCTTTTAATAATTCTTTTTTTATATTAAATTTAATAAAATCATCTGTATTTTTTATAATAGAACGTGGAAGTGGTGTTCTTCCTTTACCTTGCGGTTGAAAACCTCGTCCTGTTTGTGCAAGTCTATATCCTTGTGCAAGGTCTATATACATAATTTCTTCTTTTGCATCATAATTTAACCATTTTCGTTTTCTTGTTTTTTCTCCAATACGTTTAGTCTGTAAATCTAGTTCAGAAATAAACTTAGAACTTCTATTTTTAACATTTGATACACTTCCTTTAACAACATCTTTTAGTTTAAGATTTGGTTGTCCTGCTTTTATATTTATAAATACATCATTAGGTACTTTTATATTTTCAAAATCTACACGCCCTTCAGATTTATGAAATGCTTTACTTGCATTTTCCATAATAGTTTGTTTTGTTGCAGGTTTACCATTTAACTGTAGTTTTTTACCAAAAACTCCAGATAATAATCCACCTGCTAACATACCAAAACCAACATAACCTGCAGTTTCTTCAAAGGTAGCTGTGGGGTCATATGCATGACGTATAGGTTCTGTAGCACCAACTGCCGCACCAGTAAGCAAACCACCTTTAACTGCCTTATGCACAAAACCTACACCAGATGCAAATGGTATAGGTACATATGTAATTGGGTCTGCAAACGCCGCAACAAACGCAGGTAAGATTCTACCACTATCTGCTATACGTTCTCTTCGTGCATTATTTCTATCAATTTTTCCTTTTATAAAATCTGCTTCTTCTTTGTTGCGAACATCTACAAAGTCCATTGCATTTGCACTATAGTTTTCAAAGTCATCTGCATAGGGATTATATGTTTTATCTTCTGGTAAACTAGTATAATTATTATCATTTTTATGACTATCGTATATCTGTCCTATCCATGATAACCAAATATTATCTTTTACATCTTCTGCAAAACTTTGTTTAATTGTAATACCGGGTAATGGGCGTGGCCCAAGAAAACGTGTACTATGTGCATTTAACTGTTGTAAACTTTGTGTTTGTTCTTCACTTAAATTAAAGTCACCTACATTATTATTAATTGGAGCGTTACTATTTGTTACCACTTCTTGCACTCCATTGTTTTTTATAATTTATAGAATCTGGTGTACTTGCATCTATTAAATCTTCTGCATCTTGTGCTGTTATAGTTTTACCTTTTAATTTTGCTTGTCTAATTACTTTTGCCTGTTCTACAGTATTAATACTATTATTTTTCTTAAGTATACCTTTCATAAACTCATATTCTATAAGTGGGTCATAAACAATATCATATCCATCTTCTCTTGTTATTGTATACATTTTATCATTATCATCTATATACATAAGCTCATATAATGGATATGTAGGTGTTGCTAATATTGAATTATCATTAGCAAGTGTAACAACTTTAATATCTTTTATAGATATATTTGTATCTTGTTCTCCTAGTTTTTTACCATTAACATATCCTTCTTTTGCTGTTTCTAATATGGATTTGTATTGATAAGAAATATCTTGTTCTTTTGTAAAAGGATTTACTAAAGAATAAAAATCTTCTATTGGATTTTGTACAAAAAATGAATCTATAACTTTGATATTATCTTGTTTTATTGCGGCATCACCACTTATACCTAGTTTACTAAAACCAACATAACTATTAGCCATAGCATTATCAATTGCTCTATTTGTAAATTTTTCAATATTATCAACTGTTATTTCACCTATTTGACTATTATTCATTTGTCTCACAACATATTGTTTAATTTTTTGTAACGGAAATGCAGATAAAAAATCATCACGAAATGTACCTTGTGCTCTATCACCTAAAGTTTTTGAAATTGCTTTATCTATTTCTGTACTTTTAAAACTTGTACCTTGTATATTAACAATATCTTTGAGTGGTAATCCATCTGCACCTATTCTAAATGCTTGTTTAATATCTTTATCAGTTATTTGTTGATTGCCAAATGTTCTTATAGTTTGAAGATAATCTAAGGCATTTGTTTCTGCTTCTGAAAATCCTAAATTATCATATGTGTTTTTTACTTGTATTCCATTTTTAGTATATAAAACATCATTTTCTAGTTGTGCAAGTTGTGGAAGAATACTTCTTGTAAAAACCACATCATTTTTCATTTTTTTTACAAATTGGTCACGTTGTGTTGGTGGTAAATATTTTTGTGTTTTCATTACAGCTACTACTTGTTGCAAATAATTAGGAGCATTTACATCATATTTAGTACCAAGAGTATTATTATAATATGGATTAGCTACTGCCAAAAATGTATCAGGATTTTCTCTTCCTATTTTATCTAAGTCATTTTTATTATTTACAACACCAGTTGGATTTACAAGTTGTACATTAGCATTTATTGTGGCAGACGCTAAAAAATCTTGGTTTGATTCTAATCCAGACAATAAGGCTTTTTTTCGTGTAAGCATTGTTCTAATCTTTGTTTTGGCACTAGCATCAAGAGCACCCATTTTTTCTACAAACTCTGCTTGAGTAACCTTTACTGCATCACCATTTGGTGCCTGAAGATTACCTACACCACCATCAACTAATATTAACATATTATTAATATTTTTTATTTCTCTTCCTAGAGTATCTAAATTTTGATTTTCAAAGTCTCCTACACCTGAAAATGGACCATACACTTCACCAAATGCAACAAGTGCTGTTAAATCTTTTAGTTGTTCTTTTCCATTTAATGAAGCATATTCTGAGTTTTCCATATATGCAGGTAATTCATCTTTAAATTGTTCTAATGTACCTTTTGCAAGATTTGGCATATTACTATTTAATGCTACTAATATTTTTTCTTCTATATCTTCAGCAAAATTTTTTGCATCTAAATCATTTTGTTTATTTTCAAAACGAATACGATTGGTTTGAACTGTATTGCCATACGATTGTATAGTGCTATCTATTTCCGGTTGTATATATGCTGAAAATTTAGAAGGTAATTCTGTAATTAAACTATTTAATCTATTATTTATCATTGCGTCAAACTGGTCTATTGTACCATTTTCTTGTTTAACTTCATTACTAATTTGTTGACTTGCTTCATTGACTGTATTCATTACATCAGCACGAAATCGTGATAAAACAATTTTGTCATACTTGTCCTGACTGGCTCTAAATATAAGTCCGCTTTTTTCTATAGGTTTATATTTGATTTTTGAAATTTCTTCTCCATCTTCTCCTATGACTGTTTCTATATCTTTTTCAAACTGTACTTCTTCTGCTAGTCCTTTGGCACGTGATTCATCAATCGTTTTTGCTGTGTCCATCAAACCATCACTTACCTTTTCAATAGCCGTAGCCCATTGATTTTGCACTTCTTTTGATTTATTAATTGCTGTTTGAAATCCAAAACCTGAATTAACTTGAATTTGATTTTGATAGTCTACAAGGTCTTTGCTACGTTTAACCATTATTATCCGAACTTAGAGTAATCAATATTTGCACTAGCAAGTGTACCAAATGTACTTCCTATTGTATCTACAACTAATGCTTGTCTTGAACTTTTATATGCACTACGACTTGCATCACTTGCAATTTGTGTTTGTTGTGCACCATATAAAGCATTTAGTTGTCTTTCTGTTCCTGCTAATCCAATATTACGTATGTCTCTTTTTTTAGCATCTTTGTTAGATTTAAAAAAAGCACCAAAACTCGGCGAGTTTATATCAATACCTGTGCCTGAAAGTGTATTAAAATTAGTTGCATATTCTTCTGCGGCTATACGTTTTCTTTGTGTAATCTTTTGTTGCATTGCTAGGGCTTCACCTTCTGCTTGTTGTTTATATTGTTTTTGTTGCAACGCTAATTTTTGCTGTTCAAAAGCTTGTTGTTTCTTCATAGCTTTTTGTTGTTGTTGCATACCATAAAGTGATGTAAGTATACTACCTGCAACTAATGCTTCTACTGGCCCACACATTAATACATTACCTCTGAGGTTATTGATAAAATTCTAAATGGTACGGGTATAGATTGTGAAATCTTTATACTTGGTTGCGTACTATATCCAAGTGCATATATTTCTTTTTTACCTGTAAAACTTGTCAATCCACTACTCGTTGTTATACCATTACTAAGTAATACATCTTTTGCATTTAATTGTAAATTATATGTTTTGTTTAGTTCTAATACTGTTTTACCAATTTTCTTAGGAAATCCATATAGAGAACCTAATCCTCTTACGCTTTGCATAGCATCTATAGGTAGTGTTTCTATATCAACAGTATAATCTAATCCTATATCACAACTACTAGCTACGTTTTGAAAACTTACCACTCCTCCTGAAGATACTGTTCCTGAACCATAATAAAATATTGCATCATCTTCATTTGAACCAGATGTTGCATGAACCACTTTACCAATAAGTGAGGGTGTTGCATTAAGACCTGTAAATACTTTGCTTGTTGTAAATACTAATGTTGTATTATTACTTTGTGATGTTACTGCATCAAGTATTAAAATATATTCATTTGTATTACCACTAGCATTTACACTTTGTATAGTAAATGTTGTACCTGTTCCTGCAAATTGAAATGATTCTCCTACAGAGGGTGCATTTGTAAATCCATCTACAGTTATTTGTTTAGTGCTTGTAACTGCACCATTGATTGCAGGTGAACCATGAGGTTGATATGAACCTGATAATGTTTTAGAAACAGTACAATCGGTAGGTACGGCAAAAGGAGAGTTTGCCCATTGCTCTAAATTATATACTGTAACTCCATTTACTGTCCGTTTAACTGCTGTATATAAAAAACTCGTTATACCTGCAACAGATTCAAATAAACCATCTGTAGTCCATAACACCCACCCTGCTAATTTTTCTTGTCTATGTGCAGTAAATACCCCTATAGAACCATCATCATTCACAAATAAGATATATTGTTCTGTTCGTTTTCCTGCAGAACGTACAATTGCAGAATCACTTGGATTAGATATTGCTTGTGGAGATAATGTATTTATAAGTGTAGGTGTATATTCTTCTACTGCACTATTAAAAAAATATTCTCTAACATTTCTCCCATTGTTTTGAACAAACAATCCCGCACCATCAAATATTCGTGGCATAGGAGAAAGAGAACACCCTAAATTACTTTGTCTTATAATTTGCAAATCAACAGGTGTAAGTGGTTTTCCAACCTGCGGTTTCAAATAAAACTCTCCTGTACTTGTTAAAATTTCTAAATTTTTACCTGATATAAGATGTCGTATTTCATTGATTCTATCTGATGAAATATTTATTTGTATTGAGTCTGTATCTTGTGCATCACCTACATCAAAGTTAAAAAAATCTGCTGTTTTAGAACCTGCTATAAAATCAGGTAAAGATGTACCTCCACCAAAAAATAATCGTTGTTGATGAAACTTTGCTGTTTTTGGAAAACCATTGACTGCGCTAAATACTTGTTCGTCCCAACTTCGTGTTGGTGGGTGTGCAACTATTGTTACATTAACACCACCTCCATCTTGTGAATCATTTGCCGTATCACTGTTATCTGCAGTAAATATGTAATGATTATCATCTTCTACTGTTATTGTTTTTGCTCCATTTAAGTTACCTGCGGCAATACCATTTCCATCATCATTAAAAATATCTTCTGCACCTTCAATCGTGACACTTGCTCCTGTAGAAAATCCATGTGCTACATGAGTTACTTTTATTGTTCCTGTACCTTGCTTTGTAGCAAAAGGGTCATCATCTAATTCTATACTTACATTTTTTTTTAATG